CGCAATACCCCGCGCCTCCCTCATCGAACCCCCTAAAACGGCACCCTTAAGTAACCCTTCCCCCACCCCTAATACCTTTACGTCACATAACCCAATACCCTTACCCCACCTCCCCCTATCCCCACCTCCAGGGCCTAGAGAAAAGCTGAAGCACCTAAATAGGTGGGTAGGCTTGAGGTGCTCCGGTGGAACGGGGCGTCAAGGACCAAGGGACCCCTGCCCCGCCCTGCGGGGTTTCTGTCGAGGTCGCTACCCTAGTTAAGTAGCCCACCTTCCCCTGGATGTCGATTCTGAGCGTGATTGCGGGCGGGAAGGTGCTGGAGAAGCCGCAACGCACGGCCACGCGCTGCACAGAGAGCTACGAGAGCTTACGAAAACGCATCTACAAGGATCTGCTGGAGCCCCAAAAGCAGTTTGTAGACGACACGGACCACAAGATCTTGGGGTATTGCGCCGGGTTTGGTGCCGGCAAGACATTTGCATTGTGCGTCAAAAGTATATTTTTGGGTATGGACAACCCAAACACAACTGCAGCAGTATTTGAGCCCACCAACATCATGTTGAGGGACGTTTGGATGCGTTCCTTTGACCAATTTTTGGAGAAATACAACATCCAGCACGACTTCCGCGTGTCCCCGCAGCCCGAATATGTGCTGCACCTACCCCATGGCCCCGTCACACTGCTGTGCCGCGCCACAGAAACATTTAACCGTATTCGTGGACAAAACCTCTCGTTTGTTTTAGCCGACGAGATTGACACCTCACCAATGGAGGTAGCACAAAAGGCCGCAGAGATGATGCTAGCGCGTCTCCGTGGAGGCCAAAAACCCCAGCTGGCACTGGCTTCTACTCCAGAAGGCTATAAATATCTCTACCGCACCTTCGTCGAACAAGGTGACAATCCCGACCGCCGTTTAATCAAAGCCAAGACCACCGACAACCCCTACCTCCCCGTCGGATTCGTTGACTCGTTGTATCAGAACTACGACAGTCAACTGGTTGCCAGTTATATCGAGGGTGAGTTTACCAACCTGGCCAACACGACGGTGTACCACCCGTTCGACAGGGATCGCCATTGGTGCGACACGGAGATCACACCTGAGGATCGGGTGTTCGTGTCTATGGACTTTAACGTAGGCGCGTGCTTCTGCGAAGTAATGGTTCGACGCGGAGACGAGTTCCACGTTATTGATGAGCACCACCCGAAGGACACCCCTGCGGTGGTGGCGTTATTGCAGGAGAAATACGGGGACTTTGTAGAGCGCGGTGATTTGGTAGTAATACCGGATGCTGCGTCACGGCAGCGGACCACCACTTTTGCTGCGGAGTCGGACCTTTCACTACTGAAGAAGGGCGGATTTGTGGTGAAGACCCAGAGCGCCAACCCTCAGATTGCAGACCGGGTGAACGCAGTGAACGTGCTGCTGTTGGCGGATCGCCTAAAGATCCACAACAGGTGTAAATACTTAATCAAGTCGTTAGAGCAGCAGACCTACGACAAGTCGGGCAAGCCCACCAAGGGGATTGGAGGTTTGGACGACATTTCGGGTCCTGTGGATGCCTTGGGTTACGGGATCACGTATTTGGCACCGTTACGCCGCTGGGCGACTGGTGGTTCTTCGTTCCGCACCTACTAATGGCCAAGCGCGACCGATTACACCTGAGCCCGTATCAGACCATCGAGACGGGCCGCGACTGGAATGGGCGGTTTTATATCGCCTACTTAAACGGTGCAAGCTTATTTATCCGCGACCATAAGGACCTGCGAAGGTTCCTCAAGGTCCCAAAGGGCATTTCATCGAGGGAGTCATTGGATAACTGGCTTGCCGCACTTGAGGCAATGGACATGGAGCATGAGGCCAAGCGTGAGCACCTGCCCCAAGAGGCAATGAGTAAGGAGTTGTTGGCGACGGGGTTTGGCCCTGAGGCTGACGCCCTCAATGAGAGCGATCCCAACTTTGCCACCAAGACTGTTATTTAAGGGTGGCGGAAACCTAGATGACGACTCCTATTTGGCGTAGCAGTGGCCGATAACAGCACCTACCCCCAGCGTGTTGTATCGCCAGCGCCGCTGCCTTTGCAGTACGGCAGCAGTGAGGATCCCAGCGTCATCAGCAGCGCAGTGCTGCAGATGATCCCGAACTGGGAGCCGATTGATGTGTGCGTCGGTGGCACCCGAGTATTGCGAGCCAATGCTGAGAAGCTGATACCTCGGGAGCCCAGTGAAGCCAAGGACAGCTACGAGCGCCGCATCTTCCACGCAACGATGCCGCCGTTCCTTAACCGTCTGGCATCGCAAGCCGCTGGGATCATTCTGCGCAAGGGCATCCAGATCGAGGGTGACGAGTATTGGGAAGACTGGATCAAGGACGTAACGGGTGATGGCACGACCCTGAACGAGTACGCCCGTCGTCAGCTGGTCACGGCACTGCTGTATGGGCACAGCAGCACGGTTGTGGACTATGCCAACGACACCACAGCCCGCACGTTGGCTGAGGAGCGTCGTCTACGCCGTAAGCCGTACCTCGTTCCGATTGCTCCCAACCAAGTGTTGGGTTGGCGGACTGCCAACGACAGCACCAGCAGCGATCTAGCCCAAGTGCGAATCAAGGAAAGGGTGGTGACCAGCAAGGGAGCTTATGGAGAGGCGCTTGTCGATCAGATCCGAGTAATGGAGCCCGGTCGCTATGAGATCTGGCGTACGCCTGCCACCACTGGCCTGACGACTGCACCTAAGTGGGAGTTGGAGAAGCAGGGCCGAACCAGCCTGAACCGGATTCCGATGGTGACGGTCTACAGCAACCGCACCGGCAACTTGCTGAGCGTGCCTCCGCTAATGGAGGTGGCGTATCTGTGCATCGCCTACGCCCAGCGCTTCTGCGACTTCCACCACGCAATCCACGTCGGTGCGAACCCGATGTTAGTGCTGAGGGGCTTTGACCCTGATAGCGATACCCCGTTAGGAATCAGCGTCAACACGGCTCTGTTGCTTCCACCTGATGGTGGTGCGGAGTATGTGCAGCCCACCAGCGAGGCATTTGATAGCCAGCTGAAGTGCCTGAAGGAGCTGGAGGATCAGATTGGCCGGCTTGGCGTGAACACGCTAAGTCAGTCCAACCTCACCAACGCTGCTGCCGAGGCCCGTCGCATCGACAGGATCGACAGCGACTCAATCATGGCGGTGATCAGCGGTGACCTGGAGCGCACCATCGCTCAAATCTTTGAGTTAGCAGCGGAGTATGTGGGTATTGAGCCACCGACTGTGAGCATCTCGCGTGACTACGAGAACCGGTTGATTGACGGCAACCAGATTACGGCGTATCTGCAGCTTTACATGCAGAACGCGATCAGCCAGCAGACGCTGCTGAAGATCTTGCAGGACGGCGAGGTGTTACCACCCACGGTTGATTTGGATGAAGAGTTGAGCCTAACGGCTGAGCGGCTTGAGGAGCAGCAGGCAATGGAGCGTCTTGCCATGAGCGGCCCCGACATGGCGTTCCAAGCACCTGCGGACAATGCGGGCCAAGGCGAGTCGCTCAACAGCCAAACGTTGCCTACACCAATGCGCCCTGGCCGTAACGCCAGCTGATGACCCCAGATGAGTACCTACGCGAGTTAGCGCAGGCGATCACGCAGCAGGAGGACCTCAACGATGAGGAGACCCGTGATGTGTTGTTTGAGTTGGCGCTGCGGATCTACGCGCTGCTGCTGCGGGAGCTGCCTGAGGGTCGATTGGAGAGGAGTATGCGTTGGAGCCAGCTGCGCACCCGCATCACACTGGAGCTGTTGGGGATCAACGATCTGCTGGCCCAAAAGCTCTACAACCGTTTAGCGGCCACAGAGTCGTTGGTGAGCGACGTAGCCCGACGCTATTTTCAGCTCCCCGTTGGGACCGTGGCACCACGACAGCTGACAGAGGTGTTGGACATTACCCGTGTTGTAGGGGTTCCAGTATCAAGGTTGTTCCTAAGAAACCCTCGTACTGGCGTTTCCCCGTTTGTGACTCAGCTGCTGCAGCTTTTGGAGAGAAGCGTAGTG